CTCGATTTTAATATATTGCGAAATATTGGAAATTACAGGGAGATAATGGAAAATGTCGAAAGGTCAGGCGGCAAAGTCCAAGAAAGCCAAAGATAATTTTATTTTGCAATACTATCAAGGCATAAAGGATGGCTCAATTGTGGTTGGCAAGTGGATTGCCCGATTGTATGAGCAAATCATAAAAGACCTTGATAGTAAGGCATACAGATTCGATAAAAAGAAAGCCGATGCGGTGATTGAGTGGATAGAAACCAATTGCAATCACACCGAGGGAACAAAAGCTCCGGGAAAGATAGAGCTTGAACTATGGCAAAAGGCGATGCTCTCTTGCATGTTCGGACTTGTTGACGATAATGGATTCAGGCATTTCCGAGAGGTTGTTTTTGTATGTGGGCGAAAGGTCGGGAAATCCCTTCTTGCATCAGCAATTGCAAAATACAATTGGTTTATCGATGGTGGCTATGGCGCAAAGGTGTATGTTGTTGCTCCGAAGTTAGATCAAGCAGACATTGTATATAACAATATATGGACAATGTGCATTCTTGATGAAAATCAACAAGCACTCAAGAAAAAGCAAGACAGACAAAGGGCAGACAAGAAAAAGATTCAGGAAATCCCTGAAATCGCAAGACATAGGATGTCGGACTTATTCTTGCCTGCCAATAATGGTCAAGTCAAGAAAATAGCCTTTTCCGCAAAGAAGTCGGATGGATTCAATCCCTCGCTATGTATATGCGATGAGGTTGCGGCTTGGGAAGGTGACAAAGGATTAAAGCAATATGAGGTCATGAAATCTGGTATGGGTGCGAGACCCGAGGCAATGATGCTCTCGTGCTCCACCGCAGGATATATCAATGACTCCATATATGACGAGTTGATGAAGAGGTCAACTCGTTTTTTATTGGGTGAGAGTCAGGAAAAAAGGCTCTTGCCTTTTCTATACATGATAGACGATGTCGAGAAATGGAATGACATCAACGAATTACAGAAAAGCATCCCAAATCTCGGTGTAAGTGTCTCGGTTGATTTCATGCTTGAAGAGATTGCAATTGCTGAAGGAAGTCTCTCGAAAAAGACCGAGTTCATGACGAAGTATTGCAACATCAAGCAAAACTCATCACTTGCATGGTTACCTGCTGAAGTTGTGGAGAAAGCGACAGGAGAGCCTCTGCACCTTGATGATTTTAGGGATTGTTATTGTGTTGGCGGTCTTGACCTCTCGCAAACAACGGACCTGACAGCATGCACAGCGGTGATTGAAAAGAATGGCGAGTTGTATGTCTTTGCAAAGTTCTTCTTGCCGAGAGAAAAGATAGACGAGGCAACGCAAAGGGATGGACTCCCATATAACGCATATATACAGCGAGGAATCTTGCAACCAAGCGGAGACAACTTCATTGACTATCACGATTGTTTTGAGTGGTATCGGATGCTTGTTGAACAATATCAAATCTTACCGCTCCAGGTCGGATATGACAGATATTCTGCTCAATACTTGGTGCAAGACATGACACAATACGGATTCCACATGGATGATGTATGGCAAGGTGAGAACTTGCATGGTGTTATTCAGGAAACAGAGGGAATGCTCCGAGATGGAAAAATCCACATTGGAGACAATGACCTCTTAAAAGTGCATCTTCTAAACTCGGCAATCAAATTGAATGTCGAGAGAGGAAGGGGCAAATTGGTGAAAATCAATCCGAGCATGCACATCGATGGTTGTGCAGCTCTTCTTGATGCAATGACGGTCAGGCAGAAATATTATGGCGAGATAGGTGAACAACTCAAAAATTAAAGGTAAAACAAATGGGATTATTCGACAAATTATTCAATAATGCTCCCGAGCCAAAGGGAAACTATGAGGGTTATTTTAGGATGCTGAATGGCTATACCCCTCGATTCACCTCATGGCAAGGTGGAGTCTATGAATCGGAACTCATCAGATCAGCAATCAACGCAAGGGCAACACATGTCTCAAAGTTGAAAGTCGAAATGATGGGAAGTGCGAGACCAAAGCTCCAAAGCAAAATGAAACATGCACCGAATCAGTATCACACATGGGGTCAATTCCTATATAGACTCTCAACGATTCTTGATGTGCATAATACAGCATTTATTGTGCCGATTTTTGACGAGTTCGGAGAGCCAAGCGGTATTTATGCCCCACTTCCGACCAATTGTGAAATCGTGCAATATGGCGAGACTCCATATCTCCGTTATCGGTTTAGATGGGGAGAATATGCGGCAATTGAGCTTGAGTATTGCGGAATCATGACAAAGTATCAATACAAGCATGATTTCTTTGGTGAGACCAATAGAGCACTATTTCCGACAATGGAACTCATTCACATGCAGAATCAAGGAATTGAGGAAGGTGTCAAGAGTGCGGCAACATATCGATTCATGGCAAAGGTGACGAACTTCACCAAAGCCGAGGACTTGGAACTTGAGCGAAAGAGATTCACTTCCAAGAACTTTGGTCGAGAGAATAAGGCAGGCGGTCTCTTGTTATTCCCGAATACCTATCAAGACATAAGACAGATTGAGTCAAAGCCTTTTGTCATTGATGATAAGCAGATGGCTCAAATAAAAGACAATGTCTTTGAATATTATGGGGTTAATGAGGATGTCCTCACAAATCGAGCCTATGGCGATTCATGGTCGGCATTTTACGAGGGGGCAATTGAGCCTTTTGCGATTCAATTCTCGGATGTCATGACAAAGATGCTTTTTACTCTCCGGGAACAAACCGAGGGAAACAAAGTCATGGCAACAGCAAATCGACTCCAATACATGAGCAATAATGAAAAACTGAATGTCTCGGCACAATTACTCGACCGAGGCATTTTAAGTATCAACGATGTTAGGGAAATATGGAATCTCACACCTGTTAAGGGTGGCGATGAAAGAATCATCCGAGGCGAGTATTACAACGCAAATGAGAAAGTGAATGGAGAGGAAACCGATGAGTAAAGAGATTAGAGCCTTTAATTTTGAAATCAGGGCAGAGAATGACGAGCAAAGAGGAAACTACATCGAGGGTAGAGCAATTGTCTATGATGCATTTACCGACATGGGTTGGTATAGAGAGACCATCGACAAGGGTGCTCTTGACAACACCGACCTCAAAGATGTGAGGCTTCTTGTTAATCACAACACAGATATGATTCCGCTCGCAAGGTCAAGAAATAACAACGAGAACTCAACAATGCAAATGACTGTTGACGATGAGGGAATGAATATCAGGGCAAACCTCGACACCGAGAACAACACAGATGCAAAGAATCTATATTCAGCCATTGAAAGGTCGGATCTGACAGGAATGTCATTCATGTTCATGGTTGATGAAGATAGGTGGGAAGATATTGACTCGGACTATCCGACAAGACACATTGAGAAAATCTCAAAGGTCTTTGAAGTTAGTGCGGTCACATTCCCTGCATACGAGCAGACAACTCTCGAGGCAAGAGGCTTGGCAGAGGCATTGGAGAGTGCCAAAGCATCATTGGAGAATGTAAGAGCCGAAAAGAGAGAGATTGAACGCAAGAAACAAAGAATCAAAATATTGACGGAGGTTTTGTAAATGGAACTGAAGAACAAGACAGTTGAAGAGCTTGAACTCCGCAAGACAGCGATTGCCGAAGAGGTTGAGGCTGAAGATGCTGACCTGGATGCACTCGAGACAGAGGCAAGAGCAATCAATGTTGAACTTGAGGAAAGAAAGCAAGCAGAGACAAAAAAGGCAGAGATTAGAGACGAAATCGCAAAGGGCGATGGAGTTGTAATCGAGAAAGTTGAAACAGAGGAGAGAAAAGCAATGAACACACCTGAAGTAAGAGCATCAAAAGAATACAAGGATGCATACGGAGAATACATCAAGAAGGGTTATGACCTTGACAAGGTAACAGCAGAGCAGAGAGCAATCCTGACAGTTAATGCTGAAGAGAATGGCATGATTGCTGTTCCAACACTCGTTGATGAGAAGATTCAGACCGCATGGGAAAATGACGAAATCATGTCAGGAATCTCCAAGACATTCTTCAAAGGCAATCTCAAGGTTGGATATGAGAAGAGTGCAACAGGAGCGGTTGTCCACAAAGAAGGTAGTGGCAAGGTTACACCTGAAGAACTCGTTATTGAGTACAAGGAACTCATTCCTGAAATGCTCAAGAAGGTTGTCGAGGTTAGCGATGAAGTTCTCGCAGTGAACTCCACAATGGTGGATTACCTCTATGACGAAATCGAGTATCAGATCGTTAAGCTCGCAAGTGCTAACACAGTTGGCAAGATGGTAGCAAGTGACCTCACAGCAGAATACTCACTCGCAGGCGAAACACCGACAGCGGCTGACATTCTTGGTGCAACAGCACTTCTTTCCGGCGAGGCAACAAATCCTGTTGTTATAACAACAAGAGCAAATGAGGCGGCAATTAAGATTGCAGCTCTCTCCGCAGGTTATGCTTATGACCCATTCAATGGCATGACAGTACTTCACACAGATTCCGCAAATCTTGGCGATGCGGCATTCTTGGTTGCTGACCTCTCCGCAGTAAGAGGAAATTTCCCTGAAGGTTACAACGTAAGATTCAAGTTCGATGAACTCACAAAGGCTGATGAGGATATCGTCAGAATCGTCGGCAGACTCTATGCGGCTATCGATGTTGTCGGCATGGGCAAGGTTGTAAAGGCAACAGCAACAGTATAAGAGGTGAGTCATGTATAAGGTCATAAACTTTTTCAAGGATGGTCAGGACAACGGTCATTCTTACAGAGTCGGGGATGTATATCCTCGAGAAGGACTCAAGCCATCGGCTGAAAGAGTCAAGGCATTGCTCGGAAAAGACAACAAAAGGGGAGTGCCAATGATTGTTGAGGTTGAAGAGGTTGAGACCGCAGAAAAGACACCTAAAAAAGCCAAGAAAATGGCAGAAGAGGTTGTCGAAATGCCTGAAATCCCTGAAGTAAAGAAACCGAGGGGCAGAAAGGCAAAGAAATAAGGTGCAAGGGGTAAGAAATTACCCCTTTTTAGTTTAGGAGATAAAAAAATGCTTGAAAAGATAAAGCTCTCACTCCGAATCGTAACAGACGATTTCAATGATGAAATCATGGGATTGATTGAGGCGGCATTTCTCGACCTCGGCATCACCGACATAACACCGCAAGTCTTGGAAGAGCCTGATGCTCTCATCGGTCTTGCGGTTACAACTTATGTCAAGATGCACTTTGGTGAGCCTGACGAATACGAAAGATTAAAGAGAAGTTATGACGAGCAAAAGGCTCAACTTCTTATGTCATCAGGTTATACCGATTGGGGTGGTGTAAATGGATAGATCAACACCGATAAACCTCATCAAGTCGGAATATGTGCGTGACGAGAATGGCATACAGAGACCACAGGAATCGATTAGAAAGGTTTTTGCACAGGTTAAGAGTGTAACATCCACCGAGTTTTTTGAGGGTGGCAGAAACGGATTAAATCCCGAGTTTAGATTCTCCATCTTCTTTGGAGACTATCAAGGCGAAAGAGTTGTTGAGTATCTTGACAAGCGGTATGCGATATATCGCACATATCAAGAGAGAAACGATACTCTTGAACTCTATGTCGAGAGACAAGGTGGAACAAATGGCGAAAAATAGAAAATGCACTCCCGAGACACTCGGCTCGGTGATTGATGAAATTCTCGATGAATACGAGGGTGAAATCAAGAAGAACTCCGAGACCATCACCAAAAAGATGGGTCAAAAGGGGGTGCAAGCTCTAAAAAATGCCTCAAAAAGTGCATTCAATGGCAACAAGTATTGGAAATCTTGGACATCAAAAGTCACAAAGGAAAAAACAGGCGATTACTCGGTTGTTCTTTATTCCAAGATGCCAGGTCTCCCACACTTGTTGGAATATGGACATGCACTCCGACAAGGTGGAAGAACTGAAGGAAGAACTCACATCAAACCTGTTGAAGAAACACTCATCGAGGAATATGAGAAAGGAATTGAGAAAGGGTTATGACAACAAAAGAAATCGCAGACATGATTGCAGAGGTTGGCATTCCCTTTGCATATTACCAATTTGAAGAGGGTACAGCAGAGCCATGCCCCTTCATCACTTTTTATTATTCTTATGACAACGATGTTCTTGCCGACAATTCCAATTATGTCAAAGTGGCGAATCTCGTCATTGAGCTTTACACAGATTATAAAGATTTTACCCTTGAGAATAAACTCGAGGGCATCCTAAACGAGCATGAAATAGTTTACAGCAAAAACGAGAGTTACATCGACAGCGAAAAAATGTTGATGCAAGTCTATGAAAGCGAGGTTATTATCAATGGATCTGAATAAGGTTAAGTTCGGAATCAAAGAGGCTCACTACTCGATTTTGAGTGAGGATGAGAACGGAAATATCAGCTATGGCGAAGTAAAACCTATAAAAGGAAGTCGCGCGTTCTCCTTCTCAAAAGAAGGTGGCGAGGACTCAAAGTGGTATGCCGATGATGGGGTCTATTATAACATCCCGGGAACGAACACAGGTTATTCGGGCGATCTGACAGTTGCCAAAGTACCTGACGAGTTCTTGATTGATGTTCTTGGATTCTTCCTTGATTCAAATGGTGTCCTTGTTGAGGATGCTGATGCTGTATCAAAAGAGTTCGCACTCATGATGGAGTTCAGCGGAGACAAAATGAAAACGAGACACCTCTTCTTTAGATGCACAGCATCAAGACCTGACATCAATGCTAACACCATTGAGGAACAGGCAGAGCCACAGGAAGAGACAATCAACATCACAGCAATCCCTGTTGAGTTTACAACAGTAATCGAGGGTGAGCAGGGCGAGCCTGATGCAACAATCACAAAGAGAGTTGTTAAGTCCAAAGCCAATGAAGTTGATTCTCCGACACAGTATGCCGCATGGTTTACAACAGTACAAGTGCCGGAGTTCTCCGCAGAGGCATAAAAAGAAAGGTCAGGAAACAAAATGGCAGATATTAAGACAATAACGATTGATGGAAAAGAGGTCGCTCTGAAATGCACAGGTGCGACCTCAATCCTCTATCGCAGAGAGTTCGGGAAGGATTTATTTGTTGAGTTCAATAAATATGCCAAGAACGTGAGCGAGGGCGATGATG